CGAAGTGGCAGTGCTGAAGGGTCAGTCCGTTCGCCATGGTGAGCGTCAGCTCACGCGTGCCGACCTGGCCGAGATTCGCCAGGGCCGACGCGAGTGGCAGGGCATCGTCAACGCCGAAGCGCGCCGCGGCTCGGCCCGCTACGCCACTGCAGATTTTGGCGGTATCACGTGAGCACCAGCGCCCAGCTCGCTGCCCAGCGTCTGCACGGCCTGCTGCCGGTGGACCGCGCTGCTCGCGCGATCGCCGCGCTGCCGCAGCCGCGAGTTCAGGCTCGCGCGCATGAAGTCACGCGCCCCTCTCGCTCCCGCAAGCTGGCCCGCGACTGGGGCAGCGGCAACACCATCGTCGGCATGGATGCCAAGCAGCTGCGCGATCAAGCGCGCCACCTCGAGCGCGACCTGGACCTGGCCGACAACGCGCTCAATATTTTGGTGCAGAACACGGTGGGCAGCGGTATCGATGTGCTGTCCGCACCGCGCCTGCCGGGCCAGCCGATCAACCGCGACCTGGCCCTGCAGCTGGATGATCTGTGGGACGAGTGGTGGGATGCGCCCGAAGTCACGCGCATGCACGACTATGGCGCCTGCCAGCAGCTGCTCGCACGCAGCTTTTTCCGGGACGGCGAGAGCTACTACCAGGACCTCATCGGCCCGGTGGCGTATCTCGAGCACGGCTCTTCCATTCCCTACAGCATCGAGATGCTTGAGGCGGACCTCATTCCGCTGGACCTGACTGATCCGGCCCGCGGGCTGGTGCAGGGCGTGGAGCGCAATGCCTGGGGGCGGCCGGTCGCGTTCCACCTGTACAAGCAGCACCCGGGCGAGGGCTTGGGTTGGGTGCAGGAGACCAAGCGCGTCACCACCGACGTGATGCACCAGATTGCGCTGATCAAGCGGCTGCACCAGGTGCGCGGGCTCAGCGTGTTCGCCTCGTCGATGTCCCGGTTCGAGGACGTCAAGGACTACGAGGAGTCCGAGCGCATCGCCGCCAAAGTGGCGGCCTCGATGTGCGCCTTCATCAAGAAGGGCCAGCCCGGCGAGTTTGGCGCCGCGGGCGCACTGCCTGGCGAGGTCATGCTGGAGAACGGCCGCGAGATCCGCGACCTGCGCATGACGCCGGGCGCGATCTTCGACGACCTGCTGGTGGGCGAAGACATCGGCACGGTGGCCAGCAATCGGCCCAATCCCAACGCCGCCGTCTGGCGCAAGGAGCAGCTGCGCGCCGCGGCCGGCGGGATCGGCGTGAGCTACAGCAGCCTGTCGCTGGACTACAACGGCACCTACTCGGCCCAGCGCCAGGAGCTGGTGGAGAAGTGGGGCGCCTACCTGATGCTGGCCGAGCGCCTCATCGCCCTGGGCGTGCGCCCGCAGCGCCAGCGCTTCGTCGAAGCGTGCGTGCTGTCTGGCAAGGTGCGCCTGCCGCGCGGCTGGTCCCTACGGAACCTGGCCGCGGCCACCTATGTGCGGCCGGTCATGCCGTGGATCGACCCGCTCAAGGAAGCCTACGCCAAGGGCGAGGCCGAGGACCGTGGCTGGGTGTCGCCGCAGCAGAACACCTTGCTGGCAGGCAACAACCCGAACGAGGTGCTGCTGCAAACCGCCGACTGGAATGAGCAGCGCCGCGAGCTCGCGCCGCCGCCAACGCCGGCGGCGGGCACCGAGGCAAGGACCGGCGCGATCCGCGCCAGCGCCATCCACTCCATGCTGACGAAGGACTGACATGCGTTTCCAGACCCGCGCCCTGACCGCTGCGTTGCTCGCCTGCCTGCGGCCCCTCCGTGCCGATGCCGCCCAGGGCGCCAACGGCTTCAGCTACCTGCGCATCGAAGCCAAGGGCAACGAGTCGGCCGAGGTCATGATCTACGGCACCATCGGCGAGACCTTGTGGTCCGAGTCGGTGTCCGCGCAGGACCTGGTGAAAGAGATCGCCGCGGTCCAGGCCAAGACGCTCAACGTGCGCATCAACAGCTCCGGCGGTGTGGCGGCCGATGGCATCGCCATTTACAACGCGCTCAAGAGCCACCCGGCACGCAAGGTGGTCACCATCGACGGGCAGGCCTGTTCGATCGCGTCGCTGGTGGCCATGGCCGGCGACGAAGTGGTCATGTACAGCAGCTCGCTGCTGATGGTGCATGCGCCGCACACCATCGCCGCGGGCAACTCGGCGTCTTTTCGCGAGTACGCGGACACGTTGGACACCCACGCCCGTGCCATGGCGCAGGCCTATGTGGCCAAGACTGGCAAGCAGGAGGAGATCGACCGTCTGCTCAGCGATGGCCGGGACCACTGGTACACCGGTGCCGAAGCGCTGGCGTTTGGCTTTGCCGATCGCGTGGAGACGGCCGGCGCCACGACCCGTGCCGAGGCGGCGTCCGTAGTCGCGTTGGGCAGCTACCTGTCGGCCATCGCGCATGCACCCGGGCCGATCATCGCGTGCCTGAGGGGCCACATCCGCGCGGCCCTCTCGCCGTATGTCTTTGCCTCGCTCCCCGAGGTTTCCCAGCAGGCCATCGTCGGCCACCTAGAGGATCCAACCATGAAGCAACAGTACCTCCGCATCCTCGCCAATGCCGGCGACCGAACCCCTGCCGCCCCGGTGGCGGCCGTTGCACCGGCACCGGCACCCGCGCCTGCCAATGGCGATGCGGTAATTCAGGCGCTCGCTGCCATCCGCACGCGCAACGCCGATATCCAGGCACTGGCCCAGCCGCACCTAGGCAACTCGGGCGTTCGCGCCTATGTGGAAGGAGTCATCGCCGCCGCCGATCCGGCCATTACGGTCGATGTGGTGGGTCGCCAGATCCTGGCGCTGCTCGCCCAGGGAGCGGGTCCGCTCAACGGCAATGCCACCGTCCTCGCCGGTGCTGACCAGCGCGACCAGACGCGCCGCGCCATGGCCAACGCCATCGAGTCGCGGGCGGGTCTGGTGGCGGCCGATGCCGGTAATCCCTACCGTGGGATGAGCATGGCCGAACTGGCGCGCGAGAGCCTGGTGCAGGCCGGCGTCAACCCGCGCGGCATGGACCGTCGCGAGATCGTCGGCCTGGCGTTTACCCACTCCACCTCGGACTTTCCGGGCTTGCTAGGGGATACCGCTCGCCGCTCCGTGCTGCGTGGGTACGAAGAGGCCGAAGAGCAGGTCGACCAGTTCACCCGCGCCGTCAGCGTGCCGGACTTCAAGCCCACGAGCCTGGTTGGGTTGGGGGCCTTCAGCGATCTGCTGGTCGTGCCCGAGGGCGGTGAGTTCAAGTACGGCACCTTCAGCGAGCAGTCGCAGTCAATGCAGATCGTCACCTACGGCCGGCTGTTCTCCATCACCCGGCAGGCGATCATCAACGACGACCTGGGTATCTTCAACGAGGTGCCACGCAAGCTGGGGCAGGCGGCCCGCCGCACCATCGCCAAGGCCGTGTTCCACCTGATCAACAGTAACCCTATTCTGGCCGACGGGTTCGCGCTGTTCAGCGCCCAGCATCGCAACCTGCTCACCGGCTCGGCCATCAGCACCAGCAGCGTCGACGCCATACGCGTGGCCATGGCTAATGCCAAGGACAAGGACGGTAACCGCATTCGCGTGCCGCTGAAGGCGCTGCTGACCCCGCTGGCCCTCGGGGGCCTGGCGCGCACCGTGCGCGCCAGCCAGTACGAGGTAGGCGGCAACAAGAACCTCACCACGCCCAACGTCGTGCAGAACACCTTCGAGGTCATTGACGATGGCCGCCTGGACGATGCCAGCGCCACTGCCTGGTACGGCGTCGCCAATCCGGCATTCGTGGACGGCATCGTCATCGGCTACTTGGACGGCAACCAGACGCCGTACCTCGAACAGGAAGAGGGTTTCACCGTCGACGGCGTGGCCTGGAAGGTGCGCCTGGATGCCGCCCCGGCGGTGGCCGACTACCGCGGCATCTGCAAGAACCCCGGCGTCTGACGCACTGCCGCTGGCGGCATCGGCCACCAGCGGCCAGTACGGCATTACCCGCCCAACACCCTCGCACTACCGGAGAATCCACATGAAGAATGCATACCAGGACGGGCGCGTGATCGACGTGACCCTGACGGCCGCGGTCGCCAGCGGCGGTGTCGTCACCAAAGGCCGTCTGGTCGGCGTCGCCTTAATGGCAGGCAAGCCTGGCAATGTCGTGCCGTGCCACGTCGAAGGCGTTTTTAGCCTGCCCAAGCTGAGCACTGCGGTGATCGCCGAGGGCGACGCGGTGACCTGGAGCGTCAACCCGGGCCATGTCATCGTGGCTGGCGCCGCCGTTGGAGACATCGAGAACTTCGGCTACGCCGTCGCCGCCGCTGGTAATCCCAGCGCCGAGGTTCTGGTGCGCCTGTGCCCAGGCGTGGGTGTCCGCAAAGCTGCATAGGCCTTGGACCACCCCGCACGCACGGTGGCCTGGGTGGGCGCGTGCGGGGTGGCTCCTTTTTCAACGGGCAATCGGACAAGGGCGATGAACAAAAACGCACTAGACCTAGAAAAAGCTACCGAAAGCACGTTCGCCAAGTTCAGCGCCCGATTGCTCACGCCTGTGCTGTTGATGGTCCTGGGCTACTTGGGCAACCGGCAGCTCAACTCGATTGAAGAGACGCAGAAAAATCAAAGCGACAAGCAGGAAGCCACCAGCGACAAGGTCAACATCATCTCTTCTGATGTGCGTGATTTATCCACCCGTATCGACTACTCGGTGGTGAGGGAGGTCAATGACCTCAGAGCCAGGGTCGAGCAACTCGAAAAGGTAACCAATACGCCATGAACCGACTCCGCACTACATTCACTGCAGCAGGCGCTTTTCTCTCCAGGTGGCAAGAGTTCATCGTATGGCTACCGGGCCTGGTGGTGCTCACGTTGATCGGCTTTATCGTACTGGGCGCGTTCACCTCGCTCGGCGGCGATTCCATCGCTTGGCTGGCCGAGATCCCGGTGCTGTGTGCCTACGCGACCGCGGCGCTGGCGTTCGCCTGGCTGTTCAAGCGCACCAATCTGCACGACCTCACCGAGGATCAGGAGGCCGAGCTGCACCGCAAGGCGGCGGCTGGCGACAAGGACGCGCAGTGGGTGCTGAAAAAGGACCGTCTCGAATGGCTCGTACTGCTGGTGGTGCTATGCGCCTTCTTCTGGCCTGCACGCTGATCCTGGTGGGCGGCTGCGCCGGGGCGCCGCCGCCGGCGGCCGATCTGCAGGCCGACCTTGCCACCTATGTGACGCCGGCCGTGGAGTCGGTGCGCACGGCTGCGGCGGTGGACGCCGTGTCCGTGACCGTTGCCGTGCGGGAGGTCATCCAGACCGCGGTGCCGCCGCCGGCGCCCACGCGGCCAGCCCGCAGCGTGTCCCCCGCGGCCGTTGCACACATCGTACGCTGGGAGGTGACCAGTCCAGCCCACTACACGCGGCGGCTCAGCCGGCCCGTCTGGCCGGGCGGCGCCAGCGGCGTCACCTGGGGCATTGGCTACGACGGCGGACACCAGACTCGCGCGGTCATCGCCCGCGATTGGGCCGCGCATAGTGATCTTGCACAGCTACAGGGCACCGCCGGCATTACCGGCGCCCCTGCCAAGCCGCTGGCGGCTTCCATGCGCCACGTCATCACGCCCTACGACTATGCGTTGGAGGTGTTCGAGAACGCCTCGCTGCCCCTCTACTGCGCAAGCGCTCGCCGGGCGTATGGCGCCGAGCACTTCGACCGGCTGCCTTCGGAGGTGCAGGGCGCATTGTGCGGAAACACCTACAACCGCGGCGCCAGCATGGCGGGCGATCGCAACCGCGAAAAGCGCGTGATTCGGGACGTATGCCTGCCCGCAGGCGACGTGCGATGCGTGGCTCAGCAACTGCGCGCCCAGTGCCGGCTTTGGGAGGACACGCCCAATGGCCGCGGCCTGTGCGCCCGGCGCAATGACGAAGCCGCGCTGGCGGAGGCCTCGGCATGAGCCTGCTGACCAAGCTCACCGTCAAGCCGCTGCTCTACGTGGCCGGCGCGCAGCTGCTGGTGATCATCGGCCTGGTGGTTGCCCTGAGGCTGGCCCATGTGCGTGTGGACATCGCCCAAGCGCAGACGGAGGTGGCGGCGGCCCATCAGTCACGGGCCGAGCGCGAGCGCGATGCCTGGAAGCGGGACGCGCAGTCCGCCACGGCGGCCAACGGCGAGTGGAAGGGCGTGGTGGAGCTGCTGAAGGCAGAGCTGCGCCGTGCCCAATTGGACATGCGGCTGATGGACGAAGCCTCGCGCAAGGCCGTGGCCACGGCACGCGCCGAGGCGGACGACGCCGACCGCGCCCTCAAACGCTTCACCGGGCAGTTCCAGGTGGAGTCCCGCAAGCCCTCGTGCGCCCGCGCACTCGCATCCTTGGAGGCCTCATGTCCTGCATTGTCCGGCTACTGATCGCCCTGGTGCTGTCCGCACTGCTGGTTGCCTGCAAGAGTGCGCCACGCAAGCCGGACCTCCCGGTGACCCGCACCACGCCCGAGGCAGTCCTCGTCGAGCGACGGGTCTACGTGCCGATCGACCCGGAGCTGACGCGCACCGAGCCGGTTCCCGAGGGACCACTGTCGATGTGCCCAGCGGTGGCCGCGGCGCGGCGTGCCGCGATCGAGCGGCTCAACGCCCGCGTACGTCAGGTGGCCGCCAAACAGGGCACTGCGCTGGAGGCGGCCAAGCCGTGAGCCTGATCAAGGTCGACGTCGACCGCGGCAACATTCTGGCCCGGGAGTTCACAGACCTCGAGCGGCGCAACCTGCCGTTCGCCGTGCGCCAGGCGGTCAATGCGACCGCCTTCGCCGTGCGCCAGCGTTGGGCCGAGATTGCGCCCAAAGTCTTCGACACGCCGACGCCGCTGACCGTCAAGGCGGCGCAGTACCGCAAGGCGACGGCCACCCGTCCGTATGCGGAGATCTTCATCCGCGACGAGGCCCTCAACGGCACGCCGCCGGCCAAGTACCTGCAGGCCCAGGTGGCCGGTGGCGAGCGTGCCAAGAAGGGCCTGGAGCTCCTGCTGCAGGGGCAGGGGCGCATGCCGGCCGGCACCTTCGCCGTGCCGGGCAAGGGCGCCTCCCTGGATGCCCACGGCAACCTCAAGCGCAGCCAGATCAATCAGGTGCTCTCGCAGTTGGGCGCCCGGCGCGATGCGCTGCAGAACCAATCCGGCACCAGCCGCGACCGTCGCCGCACGCGTGCCCTCAAGCGTGGCACCCGAGGCGGCGAGTTCTTCTCGATCAGCACGCCGCGCGGCAGGCTGCTGCCGGGCCTCTACGAGCGCCTCAGCACCGGCTTTGGCAGCGCGTTGAAGTCGCTGTTCGTGTTCGTACGCACCGCCCGCTACACGCCGCGCTACGACATCCTGGGCGCTGCGCAGAAGATCTACGATCGGCAGTTGCCGTTCCACTTCAAGCGCGAGCTCGAGAAGGCTGTGCAGACCTCGAAGTTCCGGGGGCGCGGATGAGCCAGAAGATGTTCCTGCAGCAGTTCGACAGCCTGCTGATCGATGCGTTCTGGGACGTTGGCATGGCCGATGACGCCGTGTACACGGCACCGGAGGGCGGTTTCGCGAGGTCCTGTCAGGTGCTGGTGGACCGGGACGTGCGCGATTACGGCCAGGAGGCCGCGCAGGTGGGAACGGCCTACACGCTGATTACGTTCCAGCGCAGCCAGGTCACGCCGCACCGGGGTGGATCTGTCGTGGTGGGGCCGATCGGCGATACGCAGCGCTTCACCTTGGATGCCGAGGTGAAGCGCGACGAGTCGATGAGCCGCTGGGTGGTGAGCCGTGCCTAGCCCGCGCGAGCGCCTGCGCAGCGCCATGGCCGGGTGCCTGCGTCGCATCAACAGGGCCAACGGCTACCAGACCGACGCGGGCCTGGCGGTAACGCTGGAGCCCGGGCAGGCCGACGATAGCGCCGCGGCCTTCATCGCTGTGGTGATCGCCGCGCAGGCCCGTGCGAGCGACCCAGCCGTGCGGGCCACGCACCGCCTGACCACGGTGGGCGTGGTGGCGAAGGTGCCGGCCCAGCAAGGCAATGCGCAGGCCGCGCTGGACGCGATCGTGGACGACGTGGAGCGCTGCATGCGGGACCAGCAGTTCCGCTTCCCGGTCGGCATCGAGTTCCCGCGCTACCTCGATATGCAGCCGATCAAGCCCGAAGCCGGAATGGGCTGGATCGGCGCCCTCGTGCAGTACCAGACCCACATCCCAATCATCTAATCCGCCGCCCGAGCGGCATCACGACAGAGGAACGCCACCATGGCCGAAGACTACAGCTACCTGGGCAGCGGCATGATCCACTTCCGGGAGTACCAGGCGCCCGCACCTTTCATCGAGGCGGGCAACTGCTCGGCGCTCAACCTGGCGCCTCAAATCAACACGCTGGAGCTGGCGAACCACACACAGCCGGGCGGTGGCATCCAGAACGCGGTGGACCGCATCACCGGCGTGGAGCTGTCCTACACCTTCCACGACTTCAGCCCGGAGAATATCGCCCGCGCGTTGCGTGGCGGCGCCACACCAGCGGTTGCCGGTACTTCGACCGACGAAGCCGTGGTCGCCTACAAGGGCGGCTTTACGCCGCTGGCCTTCATCCCGACTGCGATCACGTCGGTCAAGCGTGCGGGCAGCACTACCGTCTACGCCGTCGGCACCGATTACGAGTTCCGCAATGGCGGCCTTTTCATCCCAAGCACCTCGGCGATCGTGGCGCCGGTCGCGGGCGCGCCCAACATTCAAGTCACTTACACCTATCCGGCGCAGACGAAGGTGCAGGCGATGATCCACTCCGCTAAGCAGTACGAGGTGCTGTTCACAGGGCTCAACGAGGCCCGCAGCGGCAAAGC